GAGACGTGACCAATCAAACTTTTCATTGGCATCTAAAAAAGTTTCTGTATTTTCAAGTAAATTAGTAACACCAATTATTTGTGTATCTATTGAATTTTTTTCCATAGAACCTTCTTTGTAAAGCATAGAATCACTAGAAAGCAAATCTAATGATTCTCTAATTCCTTTTAAATCTTCACGACTAACATTAGAAGGGTCAGCAAGAGTAGTAATAAGAGGTTTAAATTGTGATTCTATATTTAAAACTTTTTGGGCTGTTTCATAATCTTCAAACTTTTCTCTTTGCCTAGCATCAGACTCTTCTTGTCTTTCTCGCTGTCTTTGTCTTTCTTCTTGCTTAAAGCCTAATTCCATTAATTCTAGAGCGTTTCTTTCACGCCTAGCGTCTTCATATTCGTTTTGTCTAAAAACTTGTGCCCAATTTGTAGCCATAATTTTACCCTATTTTGTAATTAGATTGCCCTGTAAAGCCTTCCCAAAAAGTATCAGCAACACTACTTGCTTGTGTAATATTAGTTTGAAGTCTTTGTTCAATATCAGCTTTTGCTTTTTCGTTACCTAAAGATATTCCTTGTCTGTTTAACTCAGCTTGTTTCATTATAGAATCAACATTTGTTGCGTAATCACTTTGTATTGAAGCTTTAGCTCTGTCTATATTCATTTCAGCTTGTTCATTATTTGCAAATCCTGACATACCCAAATTTTGTTCTTGAGCATATACCTCATACATAGAAGCACTACCTTTTCTTTGTAAAGCATCTGTTTGTTGCTCTAAATTTAAATTAATTTTTTCCATAGCAAGTTTATTTTCTTGCCCTAATTGTGCTTTTTCTGCTAGTGATACGTCTTTAGCTGCTCCTACCATAGCACCTGTATCTACTTGTGATGCTTTGTAGCCTGCATATCCTTTAGCTAATACTCCCGCTCCTGCTCCTATTGCTGCTGCTGTTGTTGCTGAAGCTCCTGCAACTCCTGCTATTGCTGTTCCTAGTGCTATAAATGACATATTAAACCTCTATATCTTTAAAATTTTTAGCTATTAATTCTTTTTCTGCATCTTCTACATTTTTTGCATTAGTTGGATGCACAGTTATAAATATACAATCTTCATGTATATATATAATTCTTTTAGTTCCTGCTTTAGTTACTCCATAGTAAGGTGCTTTAATAGTAGTCTCACCTTCTTCGCTTACAATAGTCATAACACCTTTCATTAAAAAATATGCATTATCTTTTTTATGTATTTTAGTAACTAACAATTGTCCTGCAGGATTAAATATTTCTCTTATGTACAATCCATTACAAAATTTATGTTTAATAGGATTGAAATGATTTTTTTCTAATTCGCTAAAAGTTTTTTTATTAGCTTTTAAATGTTTTTCAACTTCAATTATTCCATCTTGAAATCCTTTTTTTGAAATTTCTGATGGTTTAAAATGTATTGGTTTGCTTAAATTTCCTTGAGTTTCTACATACTCTGCAAACGACCAAGCTGTGTCAAATGAAAAAGTATGCTCTATTCCTAATTCTTCTGTCATTTCATCAAATTGTTTTTTTGCAGATTGTTTATCCAATTAATTAAAACCCTAATTCTTTGTTTGAGCTTTTAACTGCTTGAACATCAGAATTTTTTAATGGATTATCTCTTCTAAACTGTCTTTCATCTATTAAAGATTGAAAATACTCTTCACCTAATTCTATACTTGCTCCTTTAGGCATGTATTTATAAAAATTTGCTTTTGCTTCACTTGTACTAGTAAGCCTATTATCAGTTCCAACACCAAAACCTTCATTAATAGATTGTTGAATAGCATCATCAGTCATTTTACTAATGTAATCTCTAGGGCTTTTGCTTGGAGGGTCAGGCAAAGGAGGTGGTAGTGTTTCAGGAGTAATTATACGCTCTCTACCAAGAGAAGAAGCAAGATTACCATCCATCATTTTTTCATATAATGCTTTATTTTTGCTAGAAGCAAGAGTTCCAACACTTTGAATTTCTTTTGCTGTATATTCTTTATCTCCAACTGTTATTCTATCAGAATAAACATCTTCAGGTTTTTTAAATATTTTTTGTTTTAAGGTTGGAGCATCTGCTTTATCTAGCCCCATATATTCTCTTCCTGCGCTATAATCTTTCCAAGCTTGTTTTTTTTCAGTTAAATCAAAAACTGAATCACCAATTGCCATTCCCATTTGAAGTCCTTGAGATGCAGTTTCTAATAAGCTCTGACCCATCTTAGCTTCGCTTTGAATTTTTAAAGCTTTTCTATTTGCTTGGGCTAAATTTCTTTGAGCACTTGCTAAACTCATTTTATTTCACCTTTGATATTTGGTTGTAATTTACTAAACTATACATATCTTTTCAATTAAATACGAATATGTATTACTTTACCATCATTTCCGTCATTTCCATTTGAACCATCTGAACTACCACCATCACTTGTTCCACCTGTTCCTTTATTACCACCTGAAACATCTGTAGTTCCTATACTGCTAGAAGTAGTTATAACAACAATAGCACCACCATTTCCTCCTGCACCACCTCCTCCACCACCACCTGGACTATTAAAACTACCTGAACCTGCTACTCCATTTCCACCATCTCCTCCTGCAGAAGAAGGAACTGCTAATATAGTATTAGTTTCAGTACCTCCAGGAGTTCCATCTTGTCCAGGGTCAGCAACAGTACTATTATGGTCGCCACCACCGCCACCTCCACCTCCTGCAGCACTTGAACAAACTTTTAATCTTGTAGCATTGTTAGTTCCTTCCATAACATCTCTCATCATTAAGATTAAATGAGGGTCTATTACTTCTAACCTAGTTATAGATTTAGTAACACTACCTGCTCCACCTGCACCTCCAGGATTACCTGCAGCCATAATTAACTCCTATGTACTTTCACCATTAGAACCATTACCACCTTTTGCTCTAATAGTCCCACTATTTGATATATATCTTGCTGATATTAAAATAATACCACCTGAACCTCCACCACCTCCACCAAATCCACCTGCATTTGCACTACCTTGAGTACCATTCCCTCCGAGTCCTCCATTTTTGCCTGAAGCACCTGCATGTAAATTAGCTCCTAAACCACCTGCAGCTCCAATTCTAGAATTTACTGCACTGCTACCACTATTTTCTATAACAGCACCACTTTCTATAGTTAAAGTTCCATTGCAAAACAATCTATACCCTTGTGTATACAACGTAACTCCACTTTTTACTGTAAAATCTTTAAAATAACCATCGTTTACCATTTTCCAATTACTACCATCTCTAAACATTATTCTTTGACCATAGCCATTAGATGTTTCTGTAGAGGTAGCAGGTGGCATATTTATAGCATAACTAGATTCACCATAAGCACTATCTCTTGTATTTGTATATACAACTGTGCTTACATAAGAAGAGCCATTATAAGAATCAGTGCCATCTCCAAATAATCTACTTCTTTCTATTAAATATGTATTTGATGTTATGTCGCCATTTTGTTCAAAAGTAATATTGCCATTAGCAAAAGAAGCTGAACCATTATTATTAAGACTATAACCATTAGAAACAGCTATATTACCACTACTACTCATAACAATATTAGAACCTGTAATTGCAGAACCACTTATAGACCAACCACCAACACTTCCTGCTGTCTTAGATGCAGTATTAACTGCAGAATCAGTAGCAGCATCAGACCTATTTGCAGTAGCATTATTAGCAGGAGCATTAGCAGTATTAGCTACATCAGCCCAATTAGTATTAGTATTTAATGTATTGCTTGCAGTTAAATCTGTACCACCAATATTAACAGTTCCTTTAAAAGCAGAAGTTCCGTCAGATTCTACATAAAAAGTAGGAGTATGTATTTCTCCTGTGCTTAAAAATGTAATATGACCATTAGAAGAAAATCCACTTGTAGTTTTACTTCCACTATAAATAGCACTTCCATCAATAGTCCATCCACCTACTGAGCCATTTGTTTTGTCTGCGTTGTTTACATCACTAGCGTTTTGAGATGCATTTGCTTTACTTTCTATAGTACTAGCTGCAGTTCCTCCTATTGTTACGCTGTTAGTAATAGTACCACTAGTAGCGTAAAAATGACCTTTTAAATGAACGCTATCAGAATACAAGCCAAATAAATTACTTTGACTACCATTTAATCCTGCATTTGTATCTGTAATACCATCTAGCTTACCTAATCTTACTTTAGGCAAAGAGCTTGTCCAATCAGAATAAGAATCTATATCAGCTTTTATATCTATAAATGGAGAGTTGCTATCATCAGATGTTAAATATATAATACCTTGTCTTGCTGAATTACTAGTATTACCAATTCTAACAAAATCATCTCCTGCTGATGGAGAGCTAGTATTATTAAATCCACCATTTTCAACAGTAATAGTTTTTCCATTTACACTAGCTACTTTGTATATTAATTTTTTTATAACATTAGTTGCACCACCTGCCGCATTACTAGCAACCAAAGCTCCAGGATTTATTCTTTGCATCATTATTAAATCATTAGCTGCAAATGGACAAATATTATTATTACTTGGGTCTTCAAAAGTTATTGTTCCGTCATCATCACTAGCACTTAAACCACTTGAACTTTCTACTTTTGCTGAAGAAGAAACAAATATAGCTCCATTAGTTGCTCTAATTTGTTGTATTAATAATTCAAATACTGAAAGAGTACCTCTAACAGTAGCACTACCTACTGATAAATGACCTGTATTATCTATTTTCCATCCACTTCCTGTAAAACCTGAAGCAAAAGGATGTGAAGATATATCATCACCTTTAACTAAAATATCTCCATTGGTAGTTAAATCATTAAAAGTTGGTGATGAGCTTGTAGTTAAATGTTGACCTGTATTGTATTCAAGTTGTGTATCGCCAATAGAATCATTTGCAATACTTAAAGCTGCAGTACTACCTTCTCCTTGACTATGACTAACAGATACTTGACTATTACCTGTGACATTAGACATATAATTACCTGTTGTATCTGTGCCTAATGCAACTGAGTCAGGTTGTATAGTTAATGAACCTGTTCCATTTCCTAGATTAGTTAATGTTAAAGAGCCATGCACATCTCCACTATTAAAGTTTACAACAGGAGATTTATTTATAGTAGTGCCTGATGCAATGTCTCCACCATTAATATCAATATTTGAAAAAGAAGGCTGACCTGTAAAGGAGTGATTTGCACTAATAGTTCTTGCAATTGTATTATGTACATATTGTGAATGGTCATCAGCGGTTAAATTAGCTAAATCATTATGAGATAATACACTTACAGTAAAACCTCCACCTGAAGAAGTAGATGTAGCACTTACTCCTGAAGCTATTGATACAGAACTTGCAACTTTATCTCCTTGATTAGTATTAGCTTGAGATGTACCCATCTCTTTCCAACCTGTTTCATCTCTAACAAGATGTACTAATCCTTTGCCAGGTATTTTTCTAAATTGTTGTGTTCCAACCCTACCTTCTGATGTTGATGGATTACCTCTATCTAGTGTAGGATTTTCAGCTTGTTGATGCCTTGCTCTTCTTGTGTCTTTAGAAGTAGGCATTATTTCATAGGTTTTTCTCTATAGACAATTGTTATATCATTGATAGAAAAATCAGCAGGCACACTACCACTTGATGAAAAAACTAATTGTACAGAGCGTATATTGTTTACAGAAGAAGGAGGAATTAATTCTGCTTGTTTCCAATCACCACTAGTATCTAATAAACCATTAAAATTATTATACGCAGTAGTTGATGTGCCTGAAAATACAGAAGAATTTGAAATCTCAGTTCCAGTACTTCCTATTAAATCTTCTCCATTAGTACCAAAATGTACTCTTAATTTAGAATTACCAGTACATTTATAAGTCACATAAAATTTAAAACATTTTTTTCTAGACGCAGGATTGCCAAATGTAAAATCTTTTGTTACAAATCTTACAGACGTAGCAGCTAAAGAGGTATCATCCCATTTTCTTAATTTATAAGAACCTCCTGAATTTGTAAAATATTTTATATTATCATCAACATCTAATATAAAATTAGTTTTATTGTTAGATAATTTACTTGTTCCTTTTGTCCAAGATTTAGTATAAAAAGAAAATTCAAATGTATCTACACCATTAGTTCCACCACTAACTATTATTTTTTTGTTTAAAGGTAAATATCCAATATCTGAAGTAGCTGAAACAAATGTTTGCCATTCAGATTCTAATATTTTACCATCTATTAAATTAGAAACTCTCTCTCCGTCATATAAATAACAACCATTTTCATTAACCCATGCTATCCCTATATCGGTAGAGCAACTAGCAGATGGATGTGCTATCCCTTTTCCAACAAAAGTATCTTCTAAAAACTCAGCATCTCTTGTAGCGTTTATTAAATACATTACATTTTTCTTATATTGCAATATTCTATCAGCATAAGATTCTAATTTTACAATAACATCGCCATCATTATTAACAACATCAATACTTCTTCCTTCAGAAGGTATTACATCAAAACCACCAACTTTACTTTTAATCATTCTATCGCCAAACTTTTTGCTGTTTTGATATACGTTAGCAACATAAGTTCTTCTGTTTAAAACTGTAGCTGTTTGATAACTAGCTATAATACTATCTACACTAGGCTTAAATCCGTTAATTGCTTCATAAGATTCCAAAAGTGGCAACCCATCAGTTTTAATTGTATTAGATACCTTATCTGTATCGTTTGAAAATCTACCTGTTTTAGGATATTCAGATTCCCACGCACCTTTTAAACCTTTTAAATATTTTAATTGTGCTATTCTATAAGGCACACCATCATCTTCTATATATAGATTTGCACCTGTAACACGATTATTTCCAACAGATGTATTAACCCTAGCTTGTATTCCTATTTGGTATGCATTTGTAGAATCATCAAGGATAATTTCTTGATTTGCTCCACCTCCAAAATCATATAATAAACTTTCAGCTTCAGTTTCATCATAAGTATAACTAAATAAAAACTTTTGTTTTCCTCTTGTAGTTACACCTATTAAATCACTATCTCCAACTCTCATATCAGACAATTGTATTAATTCCCATCCAGGAAGGTCTTTCCATTTAGAATAAGGCGAAGGGTCATCAACTGCTGTAACGCCATTACTATAAACATCTCCATCTCTAACCCAAGTCGTTGACATATCTAATTCAAACATTCCAGGATAAAAAGTACTTGATATTGCTGTTTCATAGGCATCATCATAAGGAAACTCTAAAATATGCCATTGACCTGCAGGTGTGCTAACATCTGTAAATTTTGTATGGTCAATACGCCATTTCATGTAATTATTTGTATTTTGATTATCTATAATTTTTATATAAGCATCTGCTATATTAAAAGACACTGTAGATTGATTTGATAAATTTCTTGTATGTGTTCCTAACCAATATTGTTGATTTTCTTTACCTGTCATTCTAACTGCTATATAAATAGATTGACCACTTCCAAAACTTTTACGACTACCTTGATTAAAAGTAGAACCATAAGTTGTCCATTTTAAATCAGCACTAGCATCATCGTCTTCTTTTTTAAAAGCAATACCAAAAGAATGATAATTACTAGAATTATATCCATCTGTTCCTCTAAAAGATGTTTGCCAATGCTCTCTATTTATATTATCATCTCCAGGAGTATTTCCCTCTGCATATGTTAATTGAAAAGTATGGGTATATAAATTGTTATTATCAGGATTGCCACTAGAAGTTCCTGCCCCAGGAGATTCTGATACATCTGAAAAATTATATAGTTGGTCATCAGGTACTAAGTTTCTAACTGTCCAATGTATACCTGTTGATGGTGCGTTAGTAGACGTACTTTGCGATATAGAGCCCACAGTAGGGGCTAGAAGCTCTTGTTTTTCTCTTTTCCAACCTGTAATCGAAACAGGACTAGAAGCGTCAGGAAAAAGACTTCTATTTATTGCACCTATCCATTGAGGTGGATTATTTGTATTAGCAAAATTTGCATCAGATATTCTTAATGCTCCATCTACATAATAGTAAACAGGTTTAGCTGTTTCATCAGTTCCCCAATCAGAAGATAAATCTAATACACTAGCAATTGTAGCCCATGTAGTATTCCCAGGTAACCAATAAAATTTACCTAAATTATCAACCCATAATATTATATAATCTGTATCAGTTTGTGTTGTTCCATTAGCTGCATAATCACTACTAAATCTAAATAAAGAATAGCCATCAGTTATAGTACTTGCACTAGGTGCACTGTTAGTAGTAATGTCAACAGAACCTCCTGACATAGTTATTTGCCCTACAGTATCAACAGATATATTATTAGCTTGAGCTAATTCATCTTGAGCTATATCCCTAGAATCTGTTTTAGTATTTAACCCATTGTGAAAACTACTTATAGCTAAATGTTGCTTTCCTGCCATTTTTATAAATCTTTACGTTTTTCAGCTTTTTCAAGAAAATGTGCAATAGTACCTGCTCCTCCTTCTGTATTATAATATTTTTTCCAATAATCTGCCATGCCTTCTAAATCCATAGGTATTTTTTTAGGTACACGCCAATACTTGATTCTACAAAATATTATACCTGCAAACATATTACCCCATAACAAATGCTTTAATCCTTCATCTGTTAAGTCTAATAATCTATCAGGTTCAATATGCATAATATCACATACTCTATTTAGCTTTTTTTCTCTATAAGAAAGATAATTTTCGATACAATCTTTTGCAGTAGCACTTTCTACTTGCCAAAAAGAACGAGCAATTCCTGAACCGATTTGATATATATAATCATATCCTGATTCTACCATACCTGTAAGGAATACTAACTCTTCAGATTCAGGGCTCCACATACCCATTTTTTCAAGAGTATCTTTAATTAAAGCTCTTATTTGTTTATGGTTCATTTAAAAATTTGCCATTTTAGATTTATAATCGCCTTTACGACATCTAAAACTTCTTTCATGATTTTTTCTTTTTCAGCTTTAGTAATCTTTTTATCTCTGTTAGCATCTTCTAATGTTTTAACTACATCTTGCAGTTCTTTCATTATACTTCTATAACGAGTACTAACTAGAGTTAGACCACCTGCTAATAAAATCCCAATTAGATAAAAGAAATTTGTCCAACTGAGATAACCCATCAAAAAGTCCATATCATACTCCTATTTTATTAATTGTTTTTACCACCATTTATTCTACCTTTTAGATAGTTAAGGTCATCACTAATATCATTTATTTCTTTAATAATATCTTCGTGTCTTCTATCTCTTCCTTCATCAGACCTATTCCACCTATCTATAAGCTTTATACAAATATTTTCTATTTCTCCTAATTTGCTCATTAATGTTTTTTGTAGAAACATTATTTGACCTGCAAATAGAAAAACTACAACACCTACTATTCCCCATTCTGCTAAATTAAAATCAGCCATAACTACGCTCCCTGACTGTATTCGAGGAGGAGGCGATTTGTGAAGAGGTAAGCAAAGAGCGTAGTATGACTAATTAGATAATTCATTTTTTATCTTTATTATTATATATATTAATGTTGCTGCGGAAACTAAAGTTTGAAGCACCATAGGTAAATTTACCCACCAAACGCCTACTCCTAAAACTCCATTACCTACAGTTTTTAAACTATCCAATGTTATTTTTCCTTTATTAGTTTTACAACAACATTAAAAGCAGTTCCTACATTATAAGTATAGTACTTATAGCTACTTGGCAGGTTCACTTGCAAGTTCTTTTAATCCTGCTATTGCACCTTCAAGAGCTATTTTTTGTGTAGTTCTTTCTTGCTGCATTTGTGTTATTTGTTGTAATTCATCAGTTACTTTTTTTAAGTTTTCTTCATGCTGTTTTATTTTAGCATCAATTTCACTTACTTTTACGCCTTTCTTCTCAGACATATCTAACTCCTTCTCAGTTATTTTTTATGTTTTCTTCGTTTTTATTATTCCATTCTATTTCTTTTAGAATGATAATATTTTCATTGTTTATATTAATTGTATCAAGCTGATATTGTATTCTTTTTAAGATACTATCAACTTCCCACATACTTTCATATAAATCTTTTTCTATTTCTTCAGAACTTTTTCCAATATAAAAATTGTCACAAGCCCACAGGAATATACAAGCAAACAGCATATAAGCCCAAGCACGATAAAAATACTTATTAGGTTTAAAGTAATATTTTTTATCCACAACATTCACACATACAACAGTCGCAATCACATTTTAATTCCATGGTGCTTCCTTAGATTTTGGTTGTTCAAATATTAAATTTTCTTCAAAAATTGCTTCTACGCCTTCTTTTCTATTTTTAATCATATCATCAGTAATATATTTTTTAATCCATTCTCTAACTTCTTCTTTAGCTAAAGATGAATACTCTGAAAATGTTTTTTCGTCAGGCTCGTCTAAAAAAACAACTTGGTCGCTAATTTGAACTCTACCATCGCTATGTGTAGCAGTTAATACCCATTTAACACTTACAATTACATCTTCTAAATTGCCTTTTTTAACTACTTGTATATCTTTTAAATCTTCTTCATATGATACTGACATATAAATCCTTATTCAGCTATTTGATAAACTCTAACAGTAAAACTTAAACTACCGCTTGTTCTTTGTATTCTCATTACTCCACTACCTGTGTTAAAAGTAAAATGATATGTATTACCACTTGTTCCTGTTGATGTTATAGTTGCTTGATTGCTAAACCATGTGTTACTATCAGAATCAAACATAGACCAATTGTAAGCAATACCTGAACCTCCGATAGGAAATCCCATTGTAGATAAACCTCCTGCTGAGTCTTCTACTTTAACTATAAATGGTCTTTGGTGTACTTGCGTTAAATCATGCAAGTTTCCATTACTAAAACTTTGACTAGACAATCTTTTAAATTCTGCTTGTTGAGTTTTTAACCCTGAGTCACCATCTACAACGCCACCTTGAGCAGTAAAATTACTTTTTAAAGTAGCTGACCCATCGCCCATTACAGAAAGTAAAGCAACAGTTTGGTCATAATTAGTTACATAAAGAGCATATTGTGATGATGAATTACCACCTCTAACTTTTAATCCATGCCCTGTAGCAGTTTGATTATACAATTCTGTACCAAATTGACCTGAATAATTAGCAACTACATAAAGTTTTTGTTGACATTCAACGTGCCCTGCTTCAGATAAAAGTAAAGAATATTTTTCACTATCTCCTGAGTTAGTATAAAATTTAAATGAACCATGTGCTGCACCACCTGTAGCATGTAAAGGAACTGTTATTCTAGCACCTGTATTATTAGAACTAAATCCTGAATTAGCACTACCAAAAGCTATATTAGCTGTATTCCATCCTGCACTAGGATAAAATAATTGATTTCCATAAAAAGTAGCATTTCCACCAACTGTCATTCCTGTTCCAGATGTTGGTGCAAGAACTAAAGGAGTCGTATTCCCAGCAGAAAAATTTATAGCATCATCTGTAAATCTTATAAATGTATCTGTATCTCCAGAGTGTACAAGCCTTTCTGTTATGTGCGTGTACCCTGAACTGTCTATTTTTAAAGCATCTATTTTACTAGAACTACCTGTGCCACCTACTTTAAATATTAAACCATTGGTTATCTCGTTTGATACAATTTGTGTGCTAGAGTTACCACTATTGTGAAAATCAATTTTTGCTGTATCTCCTGAATGATGGTCATATACTACTCTAATACCTTGATTTGTGCCTGTAGCTTTTAATCTCATATTAGCATTACCACTAGCAGCTTCCATATCAAATTCATAACCACTTTGTGCTGATTTACCAATACCTATAGCAGTAGTTTGTATATTTCCTGCAAATTCAGCAGAACCATCTCCATATAATAAAGTTTTATTACTGCCATTTTCTCTTAAAACAATTAATCCTCTATCTAAACCTGCTCCACTAGAGCCTGCTGAACCTATATAAACATTAGAATAATCTGCACTTCTAACGTCTAAAGACTTGTTATCTCCTGAAATTGTAGTATTGTCTGATATAGCTAACCCTGCAAGAGTACCAACTGAAGTAAGCGAACTTGCAGTTACTCCACTTGCTAAAGTATTTCCCGTTAAACCACTAGCAGGAACTGCTGAAGCAGTATCAATAGTAATATCATTAGGTATATTAGCATCAGGTAAATTACCTGATACAAATGAATCTAATTTTATTTTAGTTAACGCCATTATTTAGCCTCTAAAACTTTAATTTTATCAGAAAGCTCTTTTACTGCTTTCATTAAATAAACAACCATACCTGATGGATTAAAATGATATTTTGTTTCTTTATCATCTCCTTCTCCATATGCTCCCATTGGATATGCTTCAGGAAATTTGTCAACCATTTCTTGAGCAATAAAACCTTTAACTTTTTCCTCACTATCTTTTTGAATTTTAAAATGAAATAATTGTGGATTTATTTTATCAAAGCTATCTAATATATTTTCTGTCCAATCAGCAAAATTCTTTTTTAAAGTTTTATCTGATTGTGTTGTATTGTAGGCAACGCTATTTGAAGAAGCAAAATGTATATGACCTGCAGGTGTCCCATCATTCATCCATTGAATATGTCGTCCATCTGATGCATCTGCATTAATTGCATTACAATATATAACTGCATAACCTCTATCTTGGTTATTTGCAATAGCAAAAGTTTGACCACTATTATTATAACCTGTTTGAAAATAAAGACCTCCTTCTCCACTTGATGAATCCCATGGATTAGATGTAAAGTTATCTCCTGAATACCAATTTCCTTTATTATCAATCATAAATAAATCTTGTGCATCAGTTCTAACTTTAAATATTGGGTCAAAAGCATGGTCATCTGATGTTGATGCATATAAATCTAATACTGCACCATCTCCTTGATTATTTTGAATTACTGCAGCATATGCTGATGTATCTGCAGAAACTGCTATAGTTCCATCGCCTTTTAAAGTTAATGCTGTATTTTGACTACCTGCGCCACTAGCAACTTTAAATCTCATATAAGATGAAGCAGCACTTGCTCCATCAAAGTTATTATCTATTCTATTTAAAAACCCTGTATCCCAATTAGCCCTATATTGTATACCTGTATTGTTAGCAGTTATATCTTGCATTTGCCCACCTTTAAACCAAAATGCATGACTGCTATTACTACTTGCTCTTAAATAAACTTTTTCAGAACCACCTGAATAAAGTCTTAACTCTCCAGTTGTAGGGTTAGTATTTTCTTCAAATATTGCTGCTGCTAAATTTGTATCTCCAGCATTTTCAATACTAAAACCTTTAGCTATTGAACCTGCTGTACCTTGTTTAATTTTAAAACCACCATCGTCAGCCATACGTATTCTTGAGGCACCATGATAAAATATTAAATCTCCTGTAGTCCCATGAGCTTCACTAGCATTGTCAAATATTTGCCACCCTCCACCCATAAATAATCCATTATCGCTTCCATCATTTGATAGTGTAATTCTGCCTGCAAAAGTAGTATGACCATCAGCTCCAATAGTTACTTTTGGGACGTTATTTATACCTAATTTTAAAGGACTAGCTGTTCTAGTTGTTATCCATCCTTGTGATGTAGAAAATTCCATTTGACCAGTTACATCATTACCTGTTTGAGTATATATTGTACAAGCATTAGCATTGCTTCGCAACCCAAATATAGCAGAGTTATCTGATTGATATACATCAAGTGAATAATATTGTCTAGGAGCTGCGCCTATTCCAAGGTCATTTGAGATAGTAACATTGCCTTGTTGAAAAGTAAAAGAGCTTGCTCTTAATAACATCGCAACATCAGAAGAATTAGCTTCATTTCTAGCAGTTAATTGAACTCCACTATCACTTCTTACTCTTAAAACTTCATTTGTTGCAACTTTTACATTTAAAGGCATATCAGGCGACATACCTATTCCAACATTTCCTGAAGTAGTTAATGAGCTAAGAGTTCCTACTGATGTAAGTGAACTGCTAACTACTGTACTTTTTAAAGTTGTATTAGATAAAGTATTTGCATCAGCAGTAACTGTTATATTACCACTACCATCAAAAGAAACTCCATTTATAGTTCTTGCTGTAGCTAATGTAGCTGCAGTAGAAGCAGTAACTGAGTTTTGATTTATATAACTAAATGTACCATCGCCATCAGTTTTAATAAGTTGATTATTTGTACCATTGCCTGATATTTTTAATTCATCTGCACCTATTGTACCTAAACCAATACTAGCAGATTGACCCATAAGAATACCATAAAAATCAGTACCACTTGGTACAGCTGCAGTAAAAGATATAGTAGAACCTGAAACTGTGTACGCATCAGGAGCTTGTTGAATAACACCATCTAGTGCTATTAATAAATTTTGTGTATTAGGAGTTACTGATACTCCACCAACTTGTAATGTAAAATCAGTTTCAGAGTTATTAAATCCTGACGCAACATCATCAAGAAAAATAAAACTACCTGCATTTGTTGGATTATGTCCTATATATGGCATTAGTCACCTGCTGATAAAATTAAAAGTCTAACTGTTAAAGCTGAACTACCATTAGCAGGTCTAGCTTGTACATGATAAGGCCCTCCTCCGTCACTTGTAGTAGAACCATCATCTCTTACAATCTGCACTTCGATACCTCCTGGAGCAACGCCACCTGTTACATTGTCAATAGAGTTAACTCCTCTTTCATAATAATCTGCATTGTAAGCATATATTTGGCATCTAGTATTAGCACCATTACCTGTATCTTCTACATGAAATATTAATATTCCTGATTGATAATCACCATATAAAGTTCTAACAGTTTTCCAAGTTGTACTAGCATTTAAAGCTAGGCTACCATTAGCATTTATTTGTCCTCTTCCTTTACTATCTGTTTGTGCGTTTGTCGTTCCTCTTAATTCAATTCCACCACTACACATTAAAACAGTTTCCTGACTACCTCCACCATTCCAAAGACTTACAGTTTCATTTCCAGCTGCATTTTGAAAACTTGAAGAGTTAGCAGCGTTCATTCTTAAATTACCATGTATTCTAAGATTATTATTGTCACTTGTTGTACCAAATGTTGATTCTGTATCACTAGTACTATTTGCTCTTTGCATTTTTAATACTTCTTCAGCATCTAAATGAAATGAAATTGCAGTATTATCATAATTATTACTTACATCAGCTTGTATTTCCATACTAGCAGACGAACTATTACAATTAATCATTGAATAACTATTTGTTGAATGATTTAAATCTTTAAAATTTAATGTTGGTTCATTAGCTTGAATATGAACACCCCCTGCAAAAACAGAATTACCATCATTTTTTATTCTAAATCTTTCGTATACATCTGAAGTTTGTGCTGTATAAAATATTATATCTGTTGGATAGTTATTAGTAGCCCAATTACCTGCAGCTTTTCCTTGTATAATAGCACCTGTTGCATCATTGTTATTAGAAAATTGAATACTTCCAAAATTGTCACCACTATTTGCATCTTGAACATCTTTAGAAAGTCTAAATGTATATCCTGAAGTATTTCTAAATTCTGCATTACATGATGCACTTATAGATGAAGTTCCTACACCAAGCTTGCCTGCTCCATCTAATACCATTAATGGACCAGTTCCCCAATGTTCAAATGTTAAAAGATTATCAGTAGAACCTGCTCCATTCCACTTGTAGCCTATTACTCCACTATTTTTTGCATCGCCAATTTTCCCAAGATTTATAATATTGGTTTGACCTGCAGTCATATTTGCTCCAAGAGCTTCAATAGAATGTATATATGAACTACTTGAAGAATTATCTATTGCTAAACTTGGAGCTGCATTTAAACCTGTACTTGCTATAGTTACTTTATTTGAAAAAGTAGATGCTGTTTCAGTAACAAGTAATCTATACGCTCCGTTTGCATATACTCCTAAAGCAGTCGCATCGTTAGTAGCATCAGTTCTAACTAATAAAGCTTGACCACCTGCATTAGCATTTAAAACTCTAGATGCCCAAGTTGTAGAATTATCTTGTACATCAAATTTAAAACTAGGACTTGCACCTACGCCAAGAGTTCCCATTTGGAATCCCGTTCCATCTTCATCTATCTTATTTGCAGTTATAGCATCATTTGCTATATCAGCAGTAATTATACTTGCGTCTTGTATTTCTGTTGCAGTAATTACCCCTGAACCAACTTTTAACGCTACATCAGCAGGTTGATTACCAAAATATGCCACTAAGTCATCTCCATAATAGATACTAATATATCAACTGAAGAACCTGCACTTGCTTTAGCTTTTATTACATCAGTAGTTTGAAGTACTAATTTATTTCCTTGCATAATTTCTAAAGTACCACCTGAAGGAATAGGTAAGTTTTTACCTAAATATACATTAGCATTTGTTTCTGTATCAGATGTGTCTGAAACAATTTGTATATCAGCAGTAACACTATTAGCTGTAGTATTAGAAAGAGATATACTCAAAACTACTACGCTAGTAGAAGAAGGAACTGTGTATACTGTTGCTAAAGATGTTGTTAAGTTTGCTTTAGTTTTTAATTTAAACGTATTTGCCATAATACTATCCTAACGCTATTGCAAGAGCAGTCGCTTGTTCATCAACTCCTTGAGAATCAACTACTTCACGAACAGTATTACCTGAATCTTTAAAGTAGATTTTTCTTACACTTGAATGATAATTAATAGCTAATTCTCCATCAGTTAAATCACTTGTGCTTGGAGCAGGACTACTTGTGCTATTTCGTTTTTTAAGTGTTATAGTGTTTGCCATTATTTCCTCCTATTAATATGTTCCACCATCAACTGTACAACCATCTAACGAAGTTCCTGTAATCCCACCAAATGCTACATTACCTGCAGAACCACTAATTACTTCACTAGAATTACTTGCATCAGCTATAAATGTAAATTTACTTGCTGAATCATCCCAACCAAAAAATCCCATCTTAGCTGCTGAGCCATTATGATACCTAAATATCATACCTCTATCTTTATTATCATCTGAACTAGGAGCAGAATCTCCACCTACAGTAAAAATTGGGTCATCAACTGTTATTGATGTGCTATTAACAGTCGTAGTTGTACCATCAACCTGTAAATTTCCTGCGATAATAACATCCCCACCTGATGCATTAAGAGTTAAGTCGCCACTTGATGTATGAATTGTATTATCATTAGAAACGCCTACAGTTACATTACCTGCCGTTACCCCTGCAAATTGTGGACTATCAGAAGTTGCAATTGCTTGTCCTACTGATATAGTTGGAGTAGCTCCTTCTCCTGAATTATTTGCTAAAGTAACACCTGTTCCTGCTACAAGACTTGTAACATATGAACCTGTTGTTTCAGTTCCAAGAGCAACTCCATCATTCTTTACTGTGACGACTCCATCTGTAACTGAAAAATTATCAGTTGAAAAAGCTGCGATTCCTTTTGCAGAAGATGTTGCGAAAATAGCTGAATCAGTTTGGTCTACTTCTATGCTTACTGCATTGTTTGATGCGCCTGAACCTACCGTAGCAGCTATCCCATCACCTGCGGTGAGGTCTACTAATGTTGGTAGGTGGTAAACTTCTACACTAGAATTATTATGTCTTCCAATGTAAAGTTTCTTACCGTATTGGTCTAATGCCAGCTCTCCAGACGCTAGAGAACCTGGCGTAGTTGAAGAACCGTTATTAGCGGCTCTCTTTATTTGTATGGTATTAGCCATAGTATTCTCCTATTGTTTAAGTGAATGTACCACCGTCTAGAGCAGTACGACCAGAAACATGGATTTCGTTCCATGAATCTTCATCTCTGATGTACATTACATCATCATCGGTATCATACCACATATTCCCTTCTACGGGATTACTTGGTGCTGATGCCTGTTTTGCTTGTTGTGTTGCCACTTCATCTAATGCATCTGATAAATTTTTAGCAGTTACAGCAGATGAATTATGAGTAATTTTTTTTGTATCTAAACTAAAAGAATCTGTTGCTTTAGGAGCAGTTTGAGTTCCAATTGATTTAGTTGTTGCTTTTGAAGTTACTTTTACTGTTGCCATTAATCATCTCTTATTGATGCACTCGCAAATCTACTTGCAGAGTTGTTAACATAAAATTCGCCTTGTGCTATTCTACTATAAGACTCAGGAGAAGTAGATGTATCTCTTTCAACCATTTCCCAATATCCATCAAAATCGTTATCTAAAGTTTCTGTCCAAGACGCATATAAATTTATTTTTAATACTTTAGCCGTAGCAGTTATTCTTCCTTGTAAATACTGAGCTGAATATAAAGTGTCATTGCTTCCTACTGTTCCATCTTTAGCAGATTCATAAAATTCTGCTCTATAAGGAAGAACAGGTATGTTAGTATTAAGAGCATTTATAGCAGCTGAATTGCTGCCTCCAAAATCAGTATTTCCTGTAAAATCTTTTCTTACTATCATTATGTAACTTTTATTTGTAGTAACTTCATCAAGTTCAATTTCCATCTCAAAGTCACTTCCTTTTAAGATTTCTATATTGGCATATGTCTTTGCTGTTTCAGGCATTTAATTTCCTAATACAACATTATTACGTCAGTTGAACTTGACTTTGTAGCACAAATTGGATATGTATGTCCTTTTAAAAGATGAAACACTATATCTGCATCATTTACAGTTAATGTAACATTCGCTGATGTACCTTTCATATGTACTGCTCTTGTAGCATCTTGGTCATTTCCTGTAGCTACAACCGCTTTTACATAAGGTGCAACACCTTCTTGTACTGAGTAGTCTTGTAAACCTTTACTCATAATTTACTCCTTATCTTAATTCTGCGTATTCAACAGCAACTGCTTGACCACCTGCGTCATCAGTTAATACCCAAGTTGCTTCTCCAGGCGTTGGTAAAAATATTGCTTGACCTGATTCTAATTTAGCTATTGCTATATTTGTAGTACCACTAGCACCAGAACCACTTCCAGCATTAAATTCAGTATGTGTAATGCTTCTTGAAATCGTAACTTTTGTAGTTGTTTCAGCTGTAGTAGTTAATCCACTATCATATTTAAAACCTGTATGTTTAATCCATAAGCCATCTGTGCCTGCAACTGTTGCTATAGTATTACTACTACTTCTACTTTGTTTATGTCCTGCGTTATTAGAACTCCAATTGACAGTTCCTCCCCAAGTAGAATCTGATTTAGCTCCACTAAAACCTCTGCCAATATCTGATTCTATAGCTTCTATAGTATTGCCTTCAAAAGTTGTACTTTGAATCGCAGATAAACCAATTGAATAATCTATTCTTGCCATAATATTTCCTTACTTAACAGAAAAAGATGTAGATTGAACTCTATATCTTTTATTTTTGTTACTTTCATTGTCAGATATTTTTTTATAAAAATTTCTCATGTAATATTCTTTTCTTTCTATGTCGCCATCTCTTTCTGCAAACATAGCTCTTAAATAGTCAACAATTGCTAAAGACAACATTCTATTTAAATTTATATGACTTGTTTCACTAGGTGAAGTTACTTCAACAGGAATTTGCGTAATAGTAATCATTTCACCTTTTGCTTCATTTGTAAAATTAGTAGCTTTTTCTAAAGCTGTATTAGACGCACTACCTGCTAAAATATATTCACCATCATTGCTTTTAGAGCCTTGTATTTTTATTTTATCTCCAGGTCTAAAAGAACCAAAATTGCCCATATTATTACCATCATCGTCTATTTCATATATGTATTTGTTTGCAAAAGATATGTGATTAGAAGAATGTCTTACATTAATATTTTCAAGAGCTTCAGATATAAATGGCTCTGCTAATGCAGTATATTCAATTCTTATTCCATTTACTAAGTCTTCATCAGGATATTGTATTCCTGTTGTTCCTCCACTACTAGGAACGACCATTTTATATCCATCTAATGTATCAAGAACGCCATCAATACCTGTTGTTAATCTATATATTTCTATATTTTTGCCTTCGTGATAAAATGCAAATGTTTTATCTGTTTGCCAACTCATTATGGGTTTGTATCCTCAGTTACGTTTGGTTTATCAACCATTCTTCTAATTTTTTTATATTTATTATCATCGCTTGTATCTAAAATACTTACACTTAATAAAGAAACCATATCAGACGGAACACTATATTCATTAACTCCTTTTATTAATGTTTGCTTTTCAACTTTTGTAGAAATGTCGGTTGTAGATTGTATTTTAGTTATAGCATCTTTTATAAAAGCAATAGCAAGATTAGTATCTCTTACATTAGCTCTCTCCATTAATTCTAATATTGTCATGAAGTAGCTCCTTGCTCTTTTCTTTGACTAGCTTGTTGCTGTTCAGGAGCAGTTATTGCACCTGTTATAGCACTTAATTCATTTACTGACCTTTGATAAAAAGCACCGCTAGTTTGCAACGATTGTTGACTTTTTTGTGTATAGGCACTAGCTGCTTGCATATTAATATTTTGTTGCTGTATTTCTTTTTCAAGATTTTTACTTTCTTTAGCTAATTCTGCTGAATATATTTGCAACTCAGTAGAAACACTTTGAACTTCTTTAGCTAAAGCTGCTTGATACCTTGCTAGTCCTGTTTCAATTCTTGTTTTTTCTTTACCTAATTCAGTTTGATATTTAGATGTATCAACATTTGATTTAGCACTTTCTTCAGCTACTTCTGCTTGATACTTAGCTAAATTAGATTGAAATGTTTTAATTTTTTTATCAACTTCAGATTGTAGTTTAGATAATTGAGAGCTTATTCTAGCTGACTCTTTTTGTACTTTAGATTGATAATTATTTACATCATTTTGATATTTACTAAGAGTTTGATTTGCTTTTGCTATATTTGCTTGTGCTCTATTTATTTCTACATTAGCTACATTTACAAGAGAAGCAACCATTTCAGCATCTTCATCGTCTAATAATTCTTGTGCGTTATTAGTAGTTACACTTCCATCAATTAATTCTTGAGCTTTACTTAACCCATCGTTAATAGATGGTAAATCTAAAACTATTTCAGAAATATCATTTGGTGATACAAAATCACTAGGTAAAATACTTGATATAGATTCTATACTAGGTAAAGATGTACTCAAACTAAAAGAAGAAGGTAAAGAAGTAGTAATAGCAAAATCATTTGGCAATGTTTCAGTAAAACTAAAAGACGGAAGAGAGCTTACTAAATTAAATGTCAATACTTTAGAAGCTGCTTCATCAATTTGAGCTTTACATAAATCTCTATAAACTGAAGCTAATCTATAATGGTCTAGAGATGCTGCATAAAATATTATAATATTTTCATATTCTGTAAGAATCCAAGATTCTGTATTCTCATCTATTACAGGAGGAGCTGAATAAACTATAACTCCTTTATCACCTGCTTCAGCATCTACGCTTGTAGTGCTACTTGCTCCTAACTCTGTATATGATTTAGCAGAACTTGTTGCATTATAATCAGGGTCAGGTTTTATATAAATCTTTCCTCCTAATTTGTAATACTTAGGAAACATTTTTGTTGCATTAAGTAAACTATTTTCTTCATCAAAAATATGAATATTTTTATCAGGAGCTTCAACTGCTATTCTTTTTTTACCATCGTAATATTTTACTTCATCATCTTGACCTGCATTAACAGTAGTTGTTGTTGCTCCATCATATCTATAAACAGCTAAAATTTTATCGTATGCAATAGCAGAACCTTGACCTAAAGATTGATTATTATTAGTATCAGTAGAATCCCAACCATTAATTTCAGTTTCAGAAGCAATAGTCCATAAAAACTTTTCAGGTAAAGCTGATAGTAAAAACTTTGAACCTGCATTAATATAAGGAACTAAATACCTAGACTTGCTATCGTTCCCTGTAATGTTATTTACTTTTTCCCAAATTTTCATTTATTACCTTATAATCTATGGGGGGAAATAAATCCCCCCACATTATTGATTATTTTAATAGCCAACTGCTTGTACAAATTGTACAACCATGTCGCCTGCACCCGCACCTGAAGCACCATCAAACTCGATTTCAATTACATCACCTGCATTTAAAGCAGAATCTGCATCGCTTTCTAGTCCTGATGCAACAAGAGCACCTGCATATTGAGAAAGGACAGGTACTGAGCCTGTACCGATTGTATCTCCTGCACCATCTTTAACTGTAATAGCTGATGCTGCGGTAGTTACTGCGGTAGTAGCCACAAATGACATAGAGGAAACTCTAGCACCATCTATAGGGCATACACAGTATCTTTGTCCTGCAGAACCCATTCCAGTTAAACCAACAGTAACGAAGGCACTTCCTGAAATAGCGTCTGACTTATTTTGTCCGTACATTGGATTTTTAGGCATTATCTACTCCTTTACACTGTCCAGATAGCGTGGGATTCAGGCATATGAATTTCCATACCAGCTTCTGTTTGGATTAAGTCGACTCTACGGTCAACACCACTGTTTTCAAGAGTTTGTACACCAACGTAGATTGATGTATCACGATTTTGACCATTACCTACTAAAGGTCTATAAGCACAATATCTCATGTTAACACCAAGTATACCAATATTAGTACCATCAAGGTGGATGTTTCTAACAACATTCATGTCACCATAAGGTGTACCAATTGTTGTAACGTCAACACCAAATGCTTTTTTCTTAGCAACTGCAGTCATATCAGCACGACCATAAGAATTGCCACTTGTGTTTGGAGTTTGACTTCCAACACCAACAATACCTACGTTATTGCCAAAGTAACCACTTAACTTATGTAGCCAATTATAAATAGCTGTGCTACAGAAGAATACAGTTGCATTTGCATTGTTATATCGTGGGTCTAAGAAAGCACTCAAGTCATCAAGAAAATCGTCTTGTGTTTTAGTTGATGTAGCAATACTGAATTGGTTACCAAAACCACTAATGTAGCTAATAACACCATCAGTATACCAAGCGTCTTGAGCTGTTGAAGCAGTTCCATTAAATAATAATGATTGCTCAATATCAAACTTATGCTCAATTAACTTTTCTTTCCATACTCTTGCCCATTCACTAGCATCATACTTAAGAACAGTTGCTCTTGCAGTATTGTCCATAGCACAAGCAGTTTTCCAAATCTGAGTATTTCCAAACCCAGTTTTAAAAGGTTGGTCTTTCCATGTTTCAGGATAGCCACTACCTTGCTCATGAGCAGTACCAATAACAAAACTTCTTTTTGCTGCTAATGATTCTTGAGATTGATTTCCTTTACCTTTGTCATCATCATGCTTATAAGTAGATTTTAAATTACTAGGTGTTTTAATTAATGCACCTTCAAGTTGTTTCATATTAGAAACCCCTGCATCAGTAACTTTGTCTACTCTAAATACAGCATAACCATCGGTAGAAGCACTACCTAATGTGCCATGAGTAGGAATTTTAACTAACTGACCAGGCATAAAAAACTCAGGCTTTGTATCAGAAGAACCAATTTCAATTGCGGTTGCTCCATAAACTGAACCTTCGTTACCTGCAGATTTATAATCACCTGCCATAATTACTTTGGTCGTGTTAGCGTGTAAATCAGCGTGTTTTGTAACAGTCGCTGTGTTATTGCCATTTGTACCATAAAGGTAAGCATACCTTTTATGGAAAGATGGTCTTCTCTCAGTAAATTTAAACTGAGGGTCATCGGTTGGCTTCTTAGAAAGTTTTGAAACTAAACGGAAGAAAGGGTCTTGTGCTATTGCAAGTTCAGACACCCTACTACCGAAATTATATTTCCGTCTAAGGTCACCAGTCGAAAGACTACTATTGTCATCAGCGACACCCAAGCCGCCAAGATTGAATAAATCAGCCATTTGACTTATCTCCTATTCTATTTAGGGTTAGCAGATGGCTAATAACGTCTAGCTATTAACCAAATGCGTTATCTAGTTGTTTGTCAATCCCTAAAATAGCGTCAAAAATTTGTCCATCTTCAGATTGTTCGACCTTTGCAGAACCTTGAGTAGCTAAAGACTTTGGCTTAGATTGGGTATTCCTAACCTGATTCAAAGCTTTATTACTAGCAGTTCTAGCTATGTTGTCTTCTCTTTGACCTCTGTTTTTCAAATAGTATATATCATCTAATGATAACTTTTGATTATCAGCAAATTGTTTAAACTCATTCCATTCAGAATCGCTCATATTATGCTTTTGACGAAAATCGCTAATGTTTCTTTCAAGATTAAACTCTTGTTTTTGTTTAGCAAGTTCATTACTTAGCCTTCTCTGAACAACGCCATCAATAGTAGCGTTTAGTACTTTTGCAGAATCACTATTTGGATTTCCTATTGCATCATCAGGGTCAAAAATAAAATCTTCTCCAAGTTTCATTTTATCAACCATACTTTCAGGGGCTTGACCACCACCCTCAAAATAGCCTTTCACATGAGAAACTAAATTGGGGTCTTTACGCATTTCGTCAAGTATTGGCATATAAGGTTCAAGTTCTTGTAAGCGTTGGTTAAGACGTTTACCTTCTGAACTAGAATCTGCATACCTCTTTTTAAGAGTCTCAACATCCTCTGTCTGAGCTTCATTTGTTTCTATTGGTTCTTCCATGTTATTGGTTTCACCTGAATTAAGTGAAGTTTCATTTGCATTGGCATCATCAACAATTCCTCCATTGACAGATTGCTCTAAATCAGCAAAAAAATCATTGTTGTCATCAGAAATAAAACTTTCGGGGGCAGAATTATTATCAACTTCTGCGTTGCCTACTTGTGTTTCTTCCATTATTATTTAGCCTTTTTTTAGTTATGTAATTTATTTATCTTGCTTTTTCTCTTGCAAGTTGTTTTTTATTTCATCATTTAGGATTTTTCTATAATATTTTTGTTGTGCTTCTGTTTCTAAAACGTCTTTTTTGTTTTCCATAGAGCCAACATCAATATTATGTCGAATACCCGCCTGAATCAATTGTCTTGATAGAGTTTCAACCGTTCCTTCTCTATCTTTTAATTGTTCTTCAAGTTGTTGTACTTGAGATTGTAATTGAGAGTACATAGACTTTCTTTCTATAATATTCTCTTTACCTCTTACATCTGTTTCTGCTAGCATTGCTATATCATCAATTAATCCTGCTTGATACCATCTAAAATACTCTTCAAGCAAAGCCCATCTATTAACAGGCATTGATGCACCTGCTACGATTCGTATATCAAATCTAGCACTAGCATAATCAGACCACTTGTTTATTTCTTCCCCATAATCATTATAAATAGGGATATTAATTCTTGTTTCTTTTTCAGAATAGCCACCACCTGCGTTAGGCTCAACAATTCTAAATACTTTATCAATTTGATAGTGAGATTGAGCTAAATCTTTAAATACAGTTCCAACGTGTTCTAAACAAGGCTCTAAAACACTATTCATCCAAGCTTTAATTCTTCTTGTGCCAAATTCATCGTTAGCAAGTAACCCTCTATAAGTATCTGCTTGTTGTTGAGTAAAACCCATCATAGCACTTGGTATACCTGCTATATATTCCATATCAGCTTTACCTTCTTGGGTAATCGTATAAAAAGCATTGTTAATAGCTGCAGGTAAAATAGGTGTAGGAGGATTAAATCCTTGTCTATATTTTAACAAAGCTCCAGGAGCAGAAGAATATTGTTCCCATTCATTCTCAGGGACAGAACCTTCTTCATACATCCATCTAAGATTAGAAGATAGGTTTGCATTATGAACCATAACTTGGTGAGCTTTATTAATTTCTTGTTGCTTACCTATCATTGGAGATACTGCAGACATTGGGAATGGTGTACCTGTATATAAATAAGGAACAGGAACTATTGGATATTGAGATATAGGTAAAATGTATTCATACAAAGTAACATCAGAACCTAGAGTACAAGTTAATTTAATTCTAGTTTCAAAATATTCAGTTGCTTGAACAATAGTTGATGCAACGTCTTCATCTTCTATTAGAATATCGTATTCTTCTTTACTAATTACTTTTTCTTCAACCCTATTAAGCTCTTCTTGTAGTGAATAATTTATTTCAGCAGTTTTTTGATTTATAGATTTTTCTAAATTAGTTTCTGCTTTTTGTATTTCAAGGTTTGCTCTCTCTTCAATAATTTCACCTGCTTCAAAAGCTTTTTGTATCTGAAGTATTTGTTCTTTAGTAGACACAGCTATTTCTGCTTTAAAATCTTCTAATTTTTGGTCTGATATAGCTTTTACATTGTCAATATCTTCTTTAGTTGGAAACATCCTTACAACAAGATTCACATAAGGAACTCTTACTTTTTCATAACATTCATGATATGATAGTAAATCATCTTTATCACCATCAGGGTTTACACTTGTAATAACATCTTCAGGTATAATTGCATCAGAAGTTCCTCTATCTGCTTGTGAGTACGCATCTTCACTTCCTTGCTCTGTAGCTCTATTAACTTTTCTAGAATATTCAGGAAACATGTTTTTAAGTTGTTGTCGTGCTAATACTTTTCTTACAATAATAAAAGAAGCATCTCTCATTAAAAAATCACGACTCATTGGGTCAGGATAAACATCATAAGGGTCTATTTTTTTAAATACTACATCTCCTTTACCATTATCTAGGTCTTGGTCGATGTCCATAAAGAAATATCCACATCCTTTTGTAAGAGTATCAAGTATAACATTGCCATAAACAGATTTTCCATTAGATAACGACCAACAATATTCAGATATGTCGCTATGAACTTGAGCAATATTTGCATCACTACCCTCAACAGCTACAGCTTTCCATTTTGGATTATTAGCTGTTACAAAATACTTCATTGTTTCAATAATAGGTGTAATCCTATTAATTTGGAATGTTGGCATCCCTGATTCTCTTAATGTATCTTGTTCTTCCTCAGTAAGTTGTTCATTAAGATAAAAATCATATCCTTTTTGACTATCAGATTGCCATTTTGTGCGTTCTTCACAATCGGCAGTGTTAAACATCTGATAAATACGTTCAGCTTTATTTACTCTAGCCACTTATCGCATCTTCCTTTTTGCTTTATCTTGTTTTTGTGCATTTTTAGTATTTTGCCAACCACGTTTCATAGCATTATAGGCTTTATCACTAATAGTGCTTTTAGACTTGCTTCTGCTTATACCTAATCTTTTTCTTCGGTTAATATTTTCGACTAAACTCATTTTTTACCTTTTTTTCTTTTAGGTCTAGGTTTAGGCATTGATGTTTTCTTTTTTTTAGGTCTACCGACTTGACTTCCATAAGTTCCTTTTCCTCTTGGCATTTTTAACTCCTTTTATGATGTAATCCAGCTTTTAGCTTTCTTTTTAGGTGTATACCACTCTCTTGTTTTCTTTTCCTGCTTCATATTTGGAGGAAAAGCGTGTAAAAGTGCATAAAACAATGTCTCTATTGTATCATCATGAGCCATTCTTGCACCGAATGTAACAATTTCGTGCTCTAAATCAAACATATTTTCCCGTAAATGTATATTTCCTGTACTAAAACGACCTGAAAGACCCGAATATATCTTATTTCTCTTCTCTCTACCCCCAGGTTTTTCAGAAATAACGCTAACATCAAACTTATTTTCTATTCTACGTCTTTCATTTAGCGATTGAAATACTGACCTATTCATAGCTACATCTTCTACAGTAGAAGATATACAATGATATTTTTCATGCATCTCCATAATATAGTCAACGACTCCCTTTTTACCTACTATGTTATCATTACCATCACGACCTGCTAGGGTAGGTATTGAACGATGTCTTTCATACTCTAACACATATACTTCATTTTCAGGAGTTACTGCAACAGCCATAATAACTGAAAAATCAGAAGTCTTAGTATTAATATCAGTTGCAGGGTCGCAACCAATAAAGGTATTGACGGGTATTTTTTCCCCATCAATAACAATAAAGTTAATACCCTCTTCATGTAAATAATACCCTTTCCAATATTTTATATATTGTCTTCCCCATACTGCTTCGTCTTCGTTTTGCACCTCAAGTTCATATTCTTGATAGTAACCATTCATTCTACCTGCTTCTTCATACTCTTTTTTCATTAAGTCAAGTCTTTTTCTAGGAAAATAAGAGTTCCAAAGCACCCCACCATCCATTTCAGGCTGTGTAGACTTATAACTTATAACATCCCAAGTATAATCACTTTTATTATCAGCTTTTGCATATCCATCTAGTATGTTTTGACATAAACTATCAAAATGTACAGGTGTTCCTGCAAATATTAATCTACCTGTATGTAAATCAAGCGCAGGTTTTACACCATTATATACAATGTTTTTAATTTTTTCTCTTGCATCGTGTGTAACTGTATTGCTTTCACTTTCTGTATCATCAAGTGCGACTATATCGTATCTTTTACCTAGATAGTTTTCACCTCTTACACTAGATAAATTAGAACGACTTATTAATTTAGCACCTGTGCTAGTTACAATATCTGTTTCTGTCCATTTATCTCCTACAACACTACCAAAATAATATTTTATCATTTCATTTGATGAAAAATGTTGTTTAATGTATTGCAAGTTAAGAATAGACTTGCGATGGTTGTCAGATACCCAAGCCATAAACATTAAATCATCTTTTGGCTTAAATAATATCTTATGCATTAAAAAAGTTTTAAATAATTGTGTCTTACCACTACCTCGTGGCAAAATTAATGCCAATGCTTTAGTAGTAGTTTCTAATAATGCATCACCAATCTCATAGTGAAATAATGGTGATTCTGATTTACCAAAATCTCCAGGAAGGAAAAGTTTTCCAAATGCGATTAAATCAGTTTGTGCTAATTCTAATACTCTTTCGGCTTCATTAACATCCTGACTATTAATATTAGCCATTACTCATCATTCTCATCTTCTTCTTCTTCTATTTCAGCTCGTAATTTATTTCTTTCATTGATAGCTTCTATAGTTTCTTTAGAAATCATCTCAGATGATTCTGCTATGCGAACTCTATCATTTTCATCACCACTATCGTGATATTCTATTACATTTTTCATTATTTCTTACCACGCTTCCAAGTTAAATATTCAGCAGCTTCATTAGGCTCAAATATAGTAGTTACTAATCTACAGTCATCATCATCATACGCAGGGTCTATAATAGTAACAGGACATTTAAATATATTTTGGTCAGGCAATCCTTTTTCTTCAGCATATCTATCCATCTCTTTATAAGATGCTATTCTTAATGCATGAGAAACTAAACCAGTAGCAGGGTCTTTTAATACTTGGTATCCACTTACATGAGTATGACCTGCGGTAAGTATATGGTCACGCCAACCCATTTGCACAGCTTTAGAGATTCCATGTGCAGTATTCCACATAGAATGTCCTGCAAATGTATGTCTAGCATTTATCCTTACTTCTTTACCATTTGGAAAAACTAAATTTATGCGTACACCATTATTATTATATAATCCTGATTGATGGCTAACTATCCACTCTAATGGGTCGCCACTACCACTCCAAGCATCATGGTTTCCACCTACTAAGTACAACCAATTGACTTTTGTTATAAAATGCTCAGTTAATCTCCACGATTCTTTTGATGATGTAGATTGTTCACCATAGAGTCTAGCTAATCTACCAATCCAATTGTTTTGGTTATCTCCAATATTGCCACCAAACAATCCTTTAGTTTTTTGTACAAGTTCGGCATGAGCTAAAAGTTCTGCAATATTAGTACCATCGTCATCTATATGAGGGTCACCAAAATGAGCGATACCTACTGGTCCATCCATGTTAATTTTAATATTAATTAATCTTTCGCTATTTTTAGCTGCATTTTTAAGAGCAAACTTTTTAATTCTATTTTCTATAAGCTCTTCTATAGGCTCATTGCCTGTTGGAGTATCTTCTACAGTAAAATCTTCTACAATATTTTCTTTTTGGACTATAGCTCTCCATTTTCTTATAGTTCTTGGATGCACACCCATTATTTCAGCAGCATATCTATTAGTATAGTCTTTTGCTAATTGCGTTGCTTTTACGTAGTCTTCAAATTTATATTTTTGTACACCACCTGCTTTATTAGCCATTATTTATCTCCTTCAGTTAGTTCTTTTCTTTCAGCTTGTTGTAACTGTTTAGGAGAAAATCCTTGAAACATACCAACTATACCTACATCTTTTTTAGTTGCAGGGGTAGATGTGCCAATAATCTTTCCTAGTTCTTTTAATGATTGTAATACTACATTATCATCTTCACCTGTATCCGCTAAATGTTTTAGGCTTCTTAATACATACTCATGGTCTATACCTAGACTTTTCGCTATATCAGTAACCCCTTTTTCTACTTCATTCATAATTCTTTCCTGTTTTAATAATAACACTGCTTTCTTTTTCGCTTTGCTATAATCATTTTCTTTATAGACATTTTGGACAGCAGTAACTGCATCCTTACCTACTATTACCTCAGTAGTAAATAATCTTTCTTTTTTTGTTATATTTTTACGTTTTTTAAAATTTTCGTTAGCTTGTTTTACATTTTTTGAAAAAGTATATCTATTAGGATGTAAATCAAAGTTAGTATCCATTTTAGATTTATCATTTAATAAAAATGTACCAACTACAGTACGGACATAGCCTCTATTTAGTTTAAAATTCTTTCTATCGTTTGGATGACTAATACCGCTACGTTTTAATATTTGGATAATACCACCATCATCAGATTTAACCCAATCTCCTTCTTGAGGATTATCTTTCCAATACTTTGGATTAATATCTTTGTGATATTTTTGAAACTCCTCTACAGTATTATAGACGTAATGCTTAACGCCTTTAATCTCTCTATAATCCATCCTTTTTTCTTTTCAATTTTTCATTTTCAACATATAACATATCAATAAGGTAGATAACTTTTGATGGGATTCTATACTCTTTTCCATCTATTTCTATAAACCCTATTTCATTATTCTTGTCCTCAGAAAGCTCTTTTAACGCCTTTACTTGGTCATCATAAGACTTTGTGAATAGACTTTCTAATAATTCAGACATAATAGAATGTATATACGCCCATGTTATATTTCAAAATAAAAAAATAAAAAAATTTTAGGGATGCCAAGTAGCGATTTTATCTAAACACGCTTGAAGATTTTTAAAAGAAATTTTATTTTGATAAAACGCTTCCATAACTTTATCCTTTTTCTCATTCGGAAGCCCATCCATTTCAATTTCCAATAGAACTTTGATAATCTTTTTCTCATTATGAGTCATCTCCTGTTCTATCGCCATTTATCCCTGTTCTAGCAGTATTAATATATTAGTAGTACTAGCCTTCTATTCATCTTTTCCCACCACCACACCCTCAAAGGTAAAACTAAGTCAAGGTCAGAACCAAGAAAAAAAGTGCGAAAAAAAATTTTTCCAAAAAAAATGGACGTAAATGCAGTGCATAGTATATTCACACCCCATACCCTAAAATGCGAGATTTGATTTTATCTTTTTTCGTTATGTTTCGTTTTAAATTTAAACCTATGAGGATTATTATGAACAACATGATTAGATTTCAACTCCATGGCAAGCAAGCTTTCACTATCTCTAATGAGCATGGTGAGGAGCACACTGCTTGGCAACCTACCACATTTCTATGTGCGTATGACACTAAAGCAAAGAAAGCCTTCTTTCTACGCAATGGTGGCACAGAGATTGGTAAGGAGATTGAGAATCTTCCTACAGAAACTATTGAGTTTCTAACCAAGTAGAATCGGATGGCAAACGCCCCTTCGGGGGCGTGCGTCTTAAAAGAACAACATACATTTTTCACATACATAATAGATGTGTCTTGGGCAATGCACAATTACGATTGCTTAGACTCAGCGGGTCGACAAAGATGCATCTATTATCTTTTTAACATACATACATACCATAGGAGATTACCAATATGAGTCTGCACTTCGACTTTCATAGCAAGATATGGGTTGTAATAGTAAGTGGTACTTCTCATCTAC